AAGGAGAAATAAATGGCGATCTTTATGGGTAATAAAGTAGCTGTAGTCGCAGGCACTACAACTATTACCACTTTCGTTAGCGCGGTCAGCCTGTCGCGAGAAATTGATGCCGTCGAGATAACAAGTATGACCGACAGCGTCCAAAATTTAATAGGTGGGATCGAACGCCCAAGCGTTACGCTTGAAGTGTTTAACGATTTTGCTGCATCTAGCGTTAACTCAATTTTTGAGGATGCACTAGGTACAAAATTAGCTATCCAGCTAATTCCAGTCTCAGGCACTGTTACAGCGACTAACCCTCGCTACTCTATGTCTGTTTTGGTTGCCCAGTGGCAGCCAATTAACGGAAGTATCGATGCGCCAATGACTGCATCGATTACGCTTCCAGTAACTGCTCTTACTAAAGCTACATCTTAATAAACGAACAAGGGGACAAAAATGGCTAGTACGTCTATTGAACTAACAAAGAAAGATGGCAAGAAGTTAATTTATGAGCTTACGCCGTCTGCTAAAGTGGCTTTTGAAAGTCACTTTAAGTCAGGCTGGCGTAGGCGCTTAATTGATGAGCAATTAGAAAGCGATTTATGGTGGTTCGCCCATTACTTGCAAAGTAAAAAAGGTGATACAACTTTAGAATTAGGCGAGGCCTATACAGATCAATTTACCGATATTGAACTGGTCGTAGACTCAAAAAATGGATAGACCGACGCGGAGATATATGGGAAGTCGCAACTGTGTCGGTAGCGACAGGTATACCGCCTAATGCTCTATTAGACTGCGATCCTGCTATCTATTCAGCTATCAAGTTTATTTTACAGGAGCAAAGTCAGGCGCGACAGACACCGCGCGTAACGAGGAGGCGTTAATGGCACGTAAGCGCACTTTTAGAGGCTCTGTCGTCGTAGACGATTTTGATAAGTTAGTAAAAGAATTGAAGAAATTAGATCCACAATTAAAAAAGGATTTTAGTAAGGCATTAAATGCTGCAGCTACACCGTTAAGAAATACTGCAAGAAATTTTGTACCTGCGGATGTTACAAATGGGAGTGGCGTACCTATCTTTAGACCTAACCCACCTACATATACCAGTCCATCTTGGATAAACGATACAGAGCATAGGTCGAGAGATCCTTTACGATGGACGTGGCAACCAGGGGAAATCAAGGCTGGCATCAAAATCACAAGATCTCGTAAGAATAAGGCTCCATTTGGCTACAACAAAACGGCATATTCAGCCTTAGCCGTAGTTAATAGTAAACCAGCTGGCGCCATATATGAATTGGCAGGTGCTGGTAGACGTAGTTCTAGGAAACGCACTAAAAGTGTATCGCGTAACCCTAATGCGCAAAATGATTTTCAAGAGATGATAGTAAGGGTAGCGCCGCTAAATGGTCTAAAAGGTCGTATGTTATTTAAGGCAGAAGCGCAAGTAGGCGATAAGGTTAGGCAGGAAGTCGAGAAGGTAATTAATGAGCGACTTAGGAAGTTTGTGAGGGCTGTAAATGGCAACCGCTGATGTCGGCGTAGATCTAGTCACAAGGCTAAAAGATAAAGGCTTTAAGGATTTAGAAAAATCGTCAAAAAAACAAGATAAAGTCTTAGGGGCTTTAGGTAAGCGTCTAGCGGCTGCATTTTCTATAGCCGCTGTGGTCAATTTTGGTAAGGCGTCTGTAAAGGCTTTTCAAGAGTCACAAAAAGAAGCTAATCGACTACGTACTCAGTTGGACTCTTTGAATCTTGGTTTTGCTCAACCTTTTCTAACTGACTTTATACAGAAAACGCAATTAGCTACAGGCATATCAGGCGGTGTTTTGACTGACGCTTTCAATACTCTATCGCAAGCCACTAATGATGTAACCACCGCGCAAAGATTACTAGCTGTCTCTCTGGATATATCGGCGGCTACAGGACGCGATTTATCGACTGTGACAACAGCATTACAGCGTGGTTTTGCAGGGCAGACTACCGCTCTTACTAGATTAAAAATTGGCTTTACTACTGCAAATCTTAAAGGTAGAGATTTTGATGATGTACTTACAGAATTAGAAACAAAATTTACTGGATCATCTGCACGCGCAGCCGACACCTTAGAAGGCAAATTAGCGCGTCTAACTCAGGCTGTAGACGAAGCTAAAGAGGCTTTCGGCGAAGGTTTAGTAAAGGGTTTGGATGATAGTGGTGTAGCTGTAGAGGATTTACAGAAAGATGTGATTAACCTGGGTGAAGCTCTAGGACTCTTGGCTGGCAAGACCACTGGCTTTATTGCTTCTGTTAATAAAGATGTACAAAAGTATTTCGAGGAGAGCGATCGTGCTATAGCTAAGTTTGTACGTAATATTGCTGGCAATATAACCGAAATTACACGCTTGGAGGAAGAAAGAGGACGCGCTGCATTACGAGCTAGAGGTCAGATATTTAAGACCGAGAAGGAAAACGCGAAAGAAAGGGCAGCGGAGGAAGCGCGTAGAGCAAAAGAGGAAAAGGCTGCTGCGGCAGAGAAGGCTCGAAAAGCAAAGAGAGAAGCCTTAGAGAATAAAGCAAGATTTAAGGTGGATGCAGATTTGATAAATCTATCGGCGGCTTTGCGGCGAGGTCTTAATGATAAGGATAAAGCTGCAGCGATAGAGGCTTTTAACTTAAAAAAGTCAGGTTATGAAAATGATATTAATGCAATTAAAACGCTAGAAAACACACAGAGGGGCTATTATAATTTTCTGTTAGATGGCGAAAAGGTAATAACTGAGGCTCGCGTTGCTACGACTACAAAATCTATTGCTGAGATAGACAAATTAGTCACAGCTGCTAAAGGCGTATCAAGTCAAGAATTTAAGCTAAAAATAAATACAAATGTCCCAGAGTTAGTTTTAGATTTAGCCAAAATTGAGGCGGCTCTGCAACGTTATCAAGTACAAGTAGATGCAGCTTTAGCGCCTTTGTATACCGATCCTATATTTTCTAAAAATATCGTAGAGGGCTTAAGCATAAGCGAGAAACAGCTGATAGATAGATTTATGGCCTCTGGAGCGCAGGGTATTTTGCAAAATCCTTTTCGACCTGACGTGGACTTAAATCCTATTATCGCTCAGATACAACAGCGCGAAACAACCTACACTGCAGCTAGGGGCGCTTATAAAGCTATAACACCACCTGAGGAACTAGGCCTAACCGCTAATACCTCTTTTATGGGAACAGGGGATACAGGCGGTACGGTCGTTAACGTTAACATTAACGGCAGTCTAATCTCACAAAATGATTTAGTAGCAGCTGTTACCGATGCCGTTTATGCAACACAGCGGACAGGTAACAGCCTTATTATCGAGCAATAATGACTACTGGCGCGGTATTTACCTGCACTATCGACTTTAGTAACGGTGCTAACTTTGACCCTAGCCTAGTCTTAGATGATCCGTCGACACCGCTAGACCAGTCAGTATTAGGTACTAGCGCATCTGACATAGTAGACGTTACTCAGTATTTATTAAGAGCAGCAATACGGAGAGCCTATAACCGTACCTCGGATAGTTTTACAGCTGGTAATGCTGCAGTTAGATTAATTGATCAGACAGGATTATTTAACCCTGCGAATACGTCCAGTGCCCTATACGGCAAAATTTTACCAATGCGTAAAATACGTTTTACTGGAACCTTTGCAGGTCAGGAATACGCTTTAGGATCTATGTATATTCAGTCTTGGAAATATACTAGCCCTACAGGTTTTGATCCTGCCTACGTAGATCTCAACTGCGTCGATGGATTCCAATTACTTAACCTCGCGTCTATATCTACGGTCACAGGCGGTACAGCTGGACAAACTACAGCGCAACGTATCAGCAGTATTTTAGATGCGGCTGACTGGCCTGGAGGTATGCGCTCTATATCTACGAGTAGTACCACTACGGTACAGGCCGATACAGGTAGTACTAGGACGGCTTTAGCTGCCTGTCAAACAGTCGAGGCTACAGACCTGGGCGCTTTTTATATTAATCAGCAAGGCTACGCCACTTTTAAGTCTCGTAATGACATTATCTTAGCCTCTGGCGGTACGGCGACCGTCTTTAGCGATACTGGTGCCCCTAACACGATTACCTATCAGCGCGTATCTTTTGATTTATCAGATTTTGGATTAGTAAATAGCTGCACCGTCACGCGTACTGGCGGAACGCCTCAAACAGTCAATGGCTCAGATAGTATCGATACTTTTTTTAAGCATAGCCGTAATCGCAGCTCTATAGCGCAGACCGATACGGATGCCTTAAATCAGGCGCTTATGATCCTAGCAAGTCGCCAGGAGGTAGGTGCAGATTTACGTATGGAAACTCTGGTTATCGATGCCTCAGACGGCACTAACACAGATCGTGTTACTGCAGCTTTAGAGCTGGACGTCTTTGATCCTATTAGCGTTATACAGTCATTACAGGGAGGTAATGTCGAAAGCGATACCGTTATAACAGGGGTTGCCTACGACATTACGCCTAGTTCATTTTTTACTACTTTTACCACCGCGCAACCGTTCGCGAGTGGCTTCGTGCTAGACTCTCTGGTAGATGGCCTACTAGATGAGGACTCGCTCGCTTATTAAGGAGAAATATGGCTACATTTAACACAGGTCAAGTATTAACCGCGGCTGCGATGAACTCTATAGCAAACATAACGTTAAGAGCTGTTACTACTACGAGTGATACTTTTGTATTAGCAGATGCGGATAATAAGTTAATAACATATTCAAGTACTAGCGCTACTACTATAACCATACCTCCTAACAGCTCAGTAGCTTTTACTACTGGCTCTATCATTAACATTATTAAAATAGGTGCTAGTGGTACTTGCAGCATCGTTCAAGGCTCAGGAGTCACTATTGCTAGTGCTGGAGCTGTCTCAACTAGCCCTACGATTACATCTGCATTTAAGGCCGCATCGTGCATTAAAGTAGGTACTGATAGCTGGTATGTCATAGGTGGTATTGCTTAATGCCTATACTGGGTATTATTGCAAGTGGTGAGACTATCGCCGTACCTTTAGAGGTCGAGTATTTAGTCATAGCAGGCGGCGGTTCTGGTGGTGATAATCGCGGCGGCGGTGGTGGCGCTGGCGGTTATCGTTCGAGCGTTACTGGAGAAAATTCAGGCGGCGGCGCAAGTGCAGAAAGTAAATTAACATTAAGTAAATCGACTAACTACACCGTAACAGTCGGTGCAGGCGGTACATTTTCAGCTAATGGTAGTAATTCTGTTTTCTCTACTATTACATCAACAGGGGGCGGTCTAGGTGGCCGTCTTTTTGGTAATGGCGCTACTGGTGGTTCTGGTGGCGGTGGATCAGCCGCGCTATCTGGTCAAACTGGGGGCGCTGGCACAGCTAATCAGGGTTTCGCTGGTGGTAATGGCGGTAACTTTAATATTAATAGCTCTAGCGGCGGTGGCGGCGGTGGTGGCGCAGCGCAAGTCGGCGTAACTAATTCTGGCAATTCAAGTAATGGTATGAACGGCGGCAACGGCGTAGCTTCATCTATTACTGGCTCATCTGTAACTAGAGGCGGTGGCGGCGGTGGTGGTCAGGGTAGCGGAGGCGCTACAGGAAATGGTGGTACAGGAGGCGGCGGTAATTCTGGTAATACTGGCGTATCAGGAACGGTTAACACTGGCGGCGGTGGCGGTGGCTCCGAACAAAATGGAGCTAATGGTGGTAATGGCGGTAGCGGTGTAGTGATTTTAAGATTCCCATCTGCGGCTGGAACTATAAGTATCGGTGCAGGCTTGACAGGATCTACCTCGACTAGCGGCACAAATACTATCGCAACAATTACAGCTGGTACAGGAAATGTGAGCTGGTCATAATGGCACATTACGCATTTTTAGATAAAAACAAAGTAGTCACTGAGGTTATTACAGGCGTAGATGAAAATGAATTAATAGATAATTTAAGTCCTGAGATCTGGTACGGTAATTTTAGAAATCAAACCTGTAAACGTACGTCTTATAATAATAAAATACGTAAACAATACGCAGGCATAGGTTTTACTTACGATTACATTAATGACGTTTTTATAAAGCCTCAGCCTTTTGCTTCCTGGACTTTAGATAGCAATTTTGACTGGCAGCCTCCTACACCTAGACCTAATGGTGATTTATGGAGATGGAACGAATTTACTTTAACCTGGGTTGAGATAAGCCTTTAATAATGGAGACAAGCGCTAACGGATGGCCTGCGTCTGCAGATCCAGAGGCTATAGATATAGTTCGTAAGCGTGTCCCTGGGACAGATCTAAAGCTACGTGTGGCTAAGCCTGTAGCGCCTTTACTAATTGGTTTTGCTGCAGAATTTCATAAGCTAGTCGAGCCTATAGACGAGGGTAAAACCCTAGACGACTGGGGTTATTGCTATCGCAAGGTCAGAGGATCTAATACCGTAGTCTCTAATCACAGTAGCGGTACTGCTATAGATCTCAATGCTACGCAGCATCCGCTAGCAGCTGTAGGTACTTTTAATGACGAGCAAGTAAGAGTAATTAACCGTTTATGCCGTAAATATGGTCTAAGATGGGGCGGTAATTATCGTAATCGTAAGGATGAGATGCATTTTGAGATAGCTCTAAATGCAGTGCAAGTCGAAACCTTAGTAAGAGGTTTAGAGATGGAGACCGATGAAGGCGAAACAGAATAAACAAGTAAAAACAGCTTTAGAGGTATCTGCCTCCTGGGGTAGAGCAGCTCTTAGCGCTGCATTAGCTTATTACTTAGCTACTGGCGATATGACTGTAAAAGGTCTAACTAGCGCTGCAGCCGCTGCGATTCTGCCTCCTTTAATGCGTGTCCTAAATCCTAAGGATCCGCTAGGACGTGGATAGTCTTTTAATTCAGCTAGGCGTTATAGCGGCTGCGACCATATCAGGGGTAGCCGCTATATTCGCTTCACGTGCAGAAAAGAATAGCCGCCCTGTCTCTAACGGTTTTGCCGATGAAGTTTTAGGCGATCTCAGAGAGGTAAGGCGTATGCTATTTACGCATCTCAAAGACCACGATCGAGAGGGACAAAATGCAAAAAAGTGTATTCATTGTACCGACCAGGGGAAGGCCACAAAACGCAAAAAGGCTTCTTAAAGCCTGGAAAGATACGAAAGCTGTAGCAGATTTATACTTTGTCTGCGATATAGATGACTGGTCGCTACGCGATTATCAAGCTATAGACGACATAAACATAATAACAAATCACATAACCGCCGCTGGTATGGCTCAGCCTCTTAATATGGCTGCGATGGTTTTACTAGACGATACTAAATACGATCGCTATAGCTATTTTGGTTTTCTAGGAGATGATCACGTACCGCGTACCGATTTCTGGGACTATCTTTTAACTCTACAGATACCAGGTAATAAACAGGGAATAGCTTACGGTAATGACTTACTGCAAGGCGCTAATTTACCTACTGCCTGTTTAATGACTAGAGGCATAGTAGAAAACCTTAAAGGTATGTGCCAGCCTAAGGCTAAACACCTATACTTAGATAATTTCTGGAAAAAATTAGGCCAGGATATTAACGGCCTGTTTTATGCAGAAAACATAGTAATCGAGCATATGCATCCACTAGCCGCTAAAGGTGCTATGGATGATCATTACGCACGCGTTAATTCAGAGCAGTATTACAGCCACGATAGATTAATCTACGAGGACTTTATTAACAGCGAATTTTATAAAGACCTAGTAGTAGCTCTATCGTGAAAATCTTAATTACTGGTAATCAAGGTTTTGTAGGCCGTCATTTTACGTTCGCTCTGTTAGATCATAACGTTACATATGTAGACATAAAAGACGGTATAGATGCTAGAGATTTCTTTAGACGCGATGATACCTATTTCGACCTTTTGATCCATCTTGCGGCAGTCGTAGGGGGTAGGCAGACTATCGAGGGTAGTCCGCTATCTCTGGCGGTAGATCTATCAATAGATAGCGAAATGGCATCCTGGGCTATGCGTACACAGCCTGGACATATTCTGTACTTTAGCTCTAGCGCTGCCTATCCTGTAGAGCTACAAACATTAGAGCTAAAAAGGATGCTTACAGAAAACGATATAAACCTTAGAGATATACGTCTGCCAGACTATACCTACGGATGGGCTAAATTAACTGGAGAAATGCTCTGTGAGCATTTAAGACGTGAAGGTCTAACCGTTACTGTACTTAGACCCTTTAGCGGTTATGGTGAGGATCAGAGCCTCGAATATCCATTTCCTAGCTTTATGGAGAGAGCTGGTCGCAAGGCAGACCCCTTTACTATCTGGGGATCAGCATTAACTACTAGGGACTGGATACATATAGACGACATAGTGGAGGCCTCCTTGCTATTGGCTAAAGACCGTATGAGCATAAACATAAACCTATCTACAGGCAGGCCTACAACCTTTATGGAGCTATTTAACCTAGTGGCTCGTCAGGTGGGCTATAAACCAGTCGTAGAGGTCGATGAAGGCGCTCCTAAAGGCGTCGCCTACCGCGTAGGTAATCCAGCGCTACTTAACAGCCTGGGCTATAACCCTAAAGTAACCCTAGAGGTCGGCGTGTCTAGGTGCTTGACTGTCTGGAGGCAGTAGTACCATTAAGGGGTCTGGAACCCCTCAACCCTCCAGACAAAGGGACAGAAATGACTAC